AGACATGCATAACATCGATTGCTCAAAAGACCCCGATAAAGCAATTTGCAAAGCCCGTCGTCGCTGGAAGTGCTGATCAATGAAAAGTTTTCAAGAATTTTTAACAGAAAGTATCACCATCAACGGTGATTTCAACGGAACCCTAAATGTAGGTGGATCCCCTCAACCAGAACAAGCACAAGAATCTTTCTTTGCTGATGTTGTCTGGGAAGGAAAGATGTATCGTCTAGAAGTAGAAGGTACAATGCTTTCCAAGAATGAACTCGCAGAACAAATCCAAGATGAATATCCTGGAGCAATTGTTCATAACATTTATCCTGGTCAGGTAAATAACTCAAGAATCAAAAACGCACAAAGATACCAACCAGAAAGATTAAGTTGGAGTGATTAATGGCACAGTGGAATAAGAACATACAAGATTATTTAAATCAAGAACGAACACTTCATGAGGTTTATCTTCGTGCTGATGAATATGGAAATATTCTGAATGAAGGTGCTTGTTCAAAATCTGCTTTTGGGGAAAACATTTCTATTCAAATCACTCCCAAAATTCAGGGTGATGCTGTATATGGATTAGATCCAAGAGAGTTCCAGACATTTACATTCTCCAATAGCGGAATTGCAACCAATGGAAATTCACTTCTAAGAGTTGGTGCTGGAACAGATGCAAACTCCTATGGTGTAATTAGGTCCACAAACTTCCTAAGATATCGTCCAGGACAAGGTGCAGTATGTAGATTTACCGCAGCATTCTCAGAAAATCCAGTTGGTTTTACTCAAAGAGCAGGACTATTTAATCAAGAGAATGCTATCCAAATTGGTTATGCTCATACCAATGGTCAGTTTGGAGTTCTTCGTGCAAGTGGCGGAAAAACTGATATTCACAAGTTTACATTCTCTACACTTGCAAATGGAGATGTAACCGTTACTCTTAACAATACAGGATTTACTGCAGTCACATTGAATACTGGTTCTCTCGCAGGAAACATTGCTCAACTCGTCAGAGGTCTTGAAGCACAAGCACTCTTTAATGCATTGTATATTGCCGAATATGATCAGACTTCAATAACAGTCTTAGCAACATCTCTTGGTGCCCAAACAGGAACATTTAATATAACAAGCACAGCAACAATTACATTCACCAATCAAACTTTACAGACTGGTGTAGCACAAACAGAGAATTGGACTTTCCAAGAAGATTTTAATCTAGATAAACTTGATGGAACTGGAACATCTGGTGTAACGATAGACCCTTCAAAACTGAATGTATATCAGATTAACTTCCGTTGGTTGGGGGCGGGCGAAATAAGATATGCGGCGGAAAATCCACTGAATGGGGATATGTTCTTCTTCCATCATGAACATTATTCAAATAGAAATACCATTCCGCACCTTGATAATCCATCAATGAAAGTTGGATATGTTGCTGCTAACTTGGGTGGTGCTACAAGTGGCATTGTAACTTGCACTGGTGCATCATTCCTTGGAGCAATTGAAGGAATTGTTCAACCCACAAGACTTCCATATTCAGTGACTGCAACAAGAACTGATTCGATGAATGTTCCAGGAAGTTTGTATCATCTTCTTACAGTTAAAAATAGAGTTATCTATCAAAATAAAATCAATACAAGAGATTTAATTCCAAGAAGACTTACAGGTTCTGTAAATACTGTTGGAGACCCAGCAGTTATATACTTATATTACAATGCCCAGTTTACTAATGCATTAAGATGGACAAGTCAAACTGATTTTAACGCATCTTTATATGCTACACAGGATAGCACTGGACTATTCATTTTACCAGCACAAAGCACTCCACCGATTGCAGCATTCCATGTATCGGATGGTGCTACGATTGATGTCGATTTGGTGAATATTGGCATTGATGTTCCACCGGGAACTTATATAACTGCTGTTATTAGTTCATCAAGTAACATGACGCAGGCAAGTGCAACATTGATTTATGTAGAAGATTAAGAGGTTTTATTATGAGTGAAGTTTATCTTGGTAATCCTAATCTAAAAAAAGCAAATACACAGATTGAATTTACAGAGGAGCAAGTCCTTGAATTCTTGAAGTGTAAAGAAGACCCAGTTTATTTTGCTAGAAACTACATCAAGATCGTTTCTCTTGATGAAGGTCTTGTGCCTTTCAATATGTATCCGTTTCAGGAAAAACTTATTCAGAATTTCCATGATAACAGATTTAATATTTGTAAGATGCCACGTCAGACTGGTAAGTCTACTACTTGTGTATCATATCTTCTGCACTACGCTGTTTTTAACGATAATGTTAACATCGCCATCCTAGCAAACAAAGCATCTACCGCTAGGGATCTTCTTGGTAGGTTACAACTTGCCTACGAAAACTTGCCAAAGTGGATGCAACAAGGTATTATATCATGGAACAAAGGTAGTTTAGAACTCGAAAATGGCTCCAAAATTTCGTCTAACTCTACTTCTTCATCTGCTGTCCGAGGCGGATCCTATAATGTCATCTTTCTTGACGAGTTCGCGTTCATCCCGAATCACATTGCTGATGACTTCTTTGCCTCTGTTTATCCTACTATTTCTTCTGGACAGAGCACAAAAGTAATTATTGTTTCTACCCCTCGTGGTATGAATCACTTCTACCGCATGTGGCATGATGCGGAGAGGGGAAAGAATGAATATGTTCCTACTGATGTTCATTGGTCCGAAGTTCCTGGTCGTGATGATGCATGGAAAGAACAAACCATCGCCAACACTTCAGAACAACAGTTCAAGGTTGAGTTTGAGTGTGAATTTTTAGGATCGGTCAATACACTCATCAATCCAGCAAAACTTAGAAATCTTGTATATGAGAGTCCAATACAAAGAAATGCTGGATTGGACATTTACGAACGACCAAAAGAAGAACATAATTACTTGATTACTGTTGACGTTGCTCGTGGATTGGGGAATGACTACTCGGCATTTATTGTTTTTGATATTACAGAGTTTCCTTATAAAGTAGTTGCAAAATACAGAAACAACGAAATCAAACCAATGTTGTTTCCAAGTGTCATTCTTGATGTTGCCAAGGCATACAATGATTCGTGGTTATTAATTGAAGTTAATGATATTGGCGATCAAGTCGCAAATATTCTTCATTTTGATTTGGAATATGAAAATGTCCTCATGTGTGCTATGCGTGGACGTGCTGGTCAGATTGTAGGATCTGGGTTTAGTGGCAAGAAATCTCAACTTGGTGTGAGAATGACTGCCGCTGTTAAAAAATTAGGGTGCTCTAACCTAAAAACACTTTTAGAAGATGATAAGTTACTTACAGTTGATTATGAGATTATATCAGAACTAACAACATTTGCTCAACGTCACAATTCTTTTGAGGCGGAAGAAGGATGTAACGATGACCTAGCAATGTGTCTTGTTATTTTCTCTTGGTTGGTAGCACAAGACTACTTCAAGGAGATGACAGATAATGATGTTCGTAAAAGAATTTATGAAGAACAAAAGAATCAAATAGAACAAGATATGGCACCATTTGGATTTATCTTAAATGGAATAGATGATGAAAATGAATTTGTAGATAAAGATGGTGACAGATGGTATGCCGATGAGTATGGAGATATGTCTTACATGTGGGACTATAAGTAATGGATTTTGACGATCAAATAGAACTAGAACACTTATTGTTCTTTGATCGCAAATGTAGAGTGTGTGGGAAAGTTAAAAGTTTATTAGACGATTACTATTTGACAAGAAGGGACAGAGGAACCCTACCTTCTGCATATTCTTATGAATGTAAAGAGTGTACAATAAAAAGAATAAAATCTAAAAAAAGAAAAGAAGTGTTGTGGGAATATCCTGATTGGTAGATATTCACGCACGGTTTCCCCGCTGAAAATACCCCTTTTCCTAAATATTTTTAGATAAATTTGGATTGCGAGGAAAAACAAGATGCCATTAAATTTAGCATCTCCTGGTATTGTAGTAAGGGAAGTAGACCTTACGGTAGGAAGAGTTGATCCAACTTCTGCGAGTATTGGAGCTATTGCGGCACCTTTTGCTCAAGGTCCAGTAGATCTTCCTACATTAGTTGAGAACGAACAAGACTTACTAAACGTATTTGGTAAACCATATTCTCAGGACAAGCACTACGAGCACTGGTTAACGGCATCGTCGTTCCTGGCATATGGTGGTTCTCTGAGAGTTGTAAGAGCTGATAGCAGCAATCTTTACAACGCAGCATCTTATGTTGGTGCTGCTTCTAGTACAAAAATTAAAAGTGTTGAGCACTACGAACAACTTGGATACGACGAGAACACCATCAGCGGTGTTGTAGTTGCCGCAAAAAACCCAGGATCTTGGGCAAACGGTCTGAGAGTTGGCATCATTGATGCTAAGGCAGATCAAATTCTTACTCTCTCTGCTGCAAATAGTATTGCAGTAGGTTACGGTGTAACTCAGGCAATTTCTGCAGTTCTTCCTGGAGCAGGAACAACTACAGTCCTTGATGGACACCTGAAAGGAGTTGTAACAGAAGTTGATGGCGTTAATGCATACGTTAAAGTTCTTTCACACATCTCTGCTAGCGGAACAGAAACCGAAGTTGACTATCAACCATCTGGTGTTTATGCATTTTCTGGTTCTGGATCAGTTGCTATCCACACCAATGGTCAAGCATCATCTTATGCATCTACATCAGTAACTGCACAAGTAGATTGGTTTGATCAACAAAATCTTTCACTGACTTCTACTTCAACGGTTAAGTGGAATACTCTGGCAGATCGTCCAGGAACTTCCGAATATGCTGCCGCAAGAGGATCTAGATTTGATGAAGTTCACGTTGTAGTTATTGATGGTCAAGGAAAGGTTACTGGAAACGCAGGAACAATCCTTGAGAAGCATCTCAGTCTTTCTAAGGCAAAAGACGCAGATTTCTCGGTAGGGTCACCTTCTTATTGGAGAGGTTATCTTAAGAGTAATTCGGAATATGTTTTTGGTGGAGCACAACCAGCAGGTATTGTAACCACTGGATATAGCGCAAACTTTGATCTTGAAACTGATGTAAATTGGGATCAAGATGCTGAGGGTATTACATTTGCTGCAAGGGGCAATTTGAATGCCGAGTTGACGACTGGAACCAACTACGATTTAGGAACAAATATTGAAAATGCAGGAGCACTTACTGGATCTTTGAGCGGTCTTGTTACTGGATACGGACTGTTTGAGAATACTGAAAACTATGAGGTAGATTTCCTTCTGATGGGATCTGCAGCATACGGCAAGTCAGATGCTCAGGCACTTGCAAACAAACTGATCGCGGTTGCGGAAGCAAGAAAGGATGCACTCGCATTCATCTCACCATATAGAGGTGCTGCAATCACTGACAGTTCTGATGACACTGCTGCTCAAATCAACTCAGATTCTGATATCACCGATAATGTTCTGAGTTTCTATGCACCCGTCACATCTTCGTCTTATGCCGTATTTGATAGTGGTTATAAGTACATGTATGACAGATTTGCAAACACATTCCGCTATGTTCCTCTGAACGGAGACATTGCTGGAACCTGTGCTCGCAACGACATCAACCAATTCCCATGGTTCTCACCAGCAGGAACTGCAAGAGGCGCAATTCTCAACGCTGTAAAACTTGCTTATAATCCTTCTAAGACCCAAAGAGACAGACTTTACTCTGCAAGAGTAAATCCAGTCATCTTCTCACCTGGTGCTGGAATTGTTCTCTTCGGAGATAAGACTGGACTTGCTAAGGCATCGGCATTTGATAGAATCAACGTTCGTCGTTTGTTTGTATACCTTGAGGATGCAATCTCTGCTGCTGCCAAGGATCAACTCTTTGAATTCAACGATGAAATCACGAGAACTAATTTCGTGAACATTGTTGAACCATTCCTCCGTGATGTTCAGGCTAAGAGAGGAATTTCAGATTATGTTGTTATTTGTGATGAAACAAATAACACTGCTGCCGTCATCGACAACAGTGAGTTTGTCGCAGACATCTTCATCAAACCTGCAAGGTCGATTAACTTCATCGGTCTTACATTTGTTGCCACCAGAACTGGTGTTGCTTTTGAAGAAGTAATTGGTAACGTTTAATTAAATTAGAGGTTTAACGAACTATGGCAACCCGTCAACAACAAAACAACATTCCACTCAGAAAAATCACTGATTTTAAGAGTAAGTTAACTGGTGGTGGTGCAAGACCCAATCTCTTTGAAGTTGAGTTAGCATTCCCAGGTGC